GTTCTTACTTGTATCAAGGTGAGACTGTTAAGATGACTTGGCAGGGACAATACGACATTATCGAGTGTCCTGGAATGTCTGACGACACAATGGCTTTCTTCCAAAAGTCAAACCTTTGGTTCGGAACAAATCTTAAAGACCAATGGAACAACGTAGCAGTTTTGGATATGTACCAATACGATCTTTCTGACAACGTTCGTTTTGCTTGTTCATTCTTCGCAGGTGTACAATACGGCTTCGGTGACGAAATCGCGTTCTACCAATACACTGCCTAATTAATTAACCAACCCTTGCACGATAGAGGTAGCGGCTTAAACACCGCTCCTCTTTTGTGCTAATAAAATAATAATAATATGGCTTGTGAATTAAGTACAGGATTTACACTCGATTGCAAAGATGGCATCGGTGGTATCAAAAAAATCGTTTTAACAAATTGGTATTCAAACATTGGTTTTGTTTTTAACGGAACAACTGAAGTTGTTAACGAAATAACTGGAATTGGAAGTGCTGCTGAATTATTCACTTACGAATTGCCAACGCAAACAGGATCGTTTGAAGAAACAATTAACTTCAATCGCGACAACGGGACGGTGTTTTACACTCAAACCGTTAACGTGATGTTGCACAAATTAAGTGGTGCAAAGCGTTTAGAATTGCAAACGGTTGCACAAGCGCGTGTGATTGTATTCGTTGAAGACACTAACGGAAATTGGTGGGCTGTTGGATACGAGAACGGTGCAGACCTTTCTACTTCAACTGCAGGAACAGGGACAGCATTGGGTGATATGAACGGATTTACTTTAGCGTTCACTCACGAGGCTGCAAAGCGCGCTTACTTGTTAAGTGATGCTCCTGCTGACATTATCTAATCAAAAAACTTTTACACATAGAGGGATTAAACGTCCCTCTGTGCTGTAATTTTATCGTAAAGGAAAAAGGGAATGGTTTACCTCAATACAAATACAGCTAATCAATACGCGTGGCTTTCACTCGATGAAGGACGCCAGTATTTTAACGTTGCCTTTACGCATTATTTGCTTGTTATGACTTACGAAATGACAGGTGAAAAACTCGAACAAGTAGTTGTCGTGATAAACGAAAACGAACGTGTTACTAAAATAAGACTTACCACAGTTGGTTTGCTCGATGCAGGACGTTATCACTACGAAGTGTATGGACAAAACAGCTCAACGAATACAGACCCTACCGACGCTTCCGTTGTTGGTAAGGTTGAGGAAGGTTTAATGATTTTATCAAACGGAACAAATTACTTTGACGTTTCAACACCTACCATACCGGTAGATGTAATTTATACAGGCTATTAAAATGAGCAACATTCAAGAAATTTTACTTTCAAGATACGAGCCTGTTGAGGCGATTGAAAAAGAAAACAGAAGCGGTTGGATTGACTATGGAAATAACAACTTATTCCCTCAACATTTAATCAACCTTTACCACAATTCACCAATTCACAACGCGTTGACGAACTCAATTGCGTATATGATTGAAGGAAAAGGAACGGGAACAATCCTTGACAACGCATTGCAAGGTATTTCATTCGACTTAAAACTTCAAGGCGCATTTGTTGCTGAAGTTATTTGGTCAATGGACTTCACACGCGTTGTACAAATCAATCATTTGCCTTTTGAAAATTGTCGTTTGGCTTACGATCGTGACGAAGACGATATTACAGGAATTTTCTATTCGAAAGATTGGGCGAATACAAGAAGCAAAAAAGGAAAGCCAGAGTTCATCCCTGCGTTCAATCCTTCAATCGCACAAGAACAACCGCGTCAAGTTATTTACGCACACGGAATGAGCGCGGGAAGTGTTTACTATCCTAAACCCGACTACTTCGGTGCGTTGAATTATATCGAGTTGTCTTATCAAATGGGGTTGTACCACGTCAATAATATCTTGAATGGTCTTTTCCCTTCTTTCATTATTAACTTTTTGAATGGTATTCCACAAAAAGAAGAACGTGAGGCTATCCGTCGCGAATGGGAAACAAGATTGAGCGGTGCAAATAACGCAGGTAAATTCTTGATGACTTTCAACGAAGACCCAACACGCGCACCACAAATCGAAGCGTTTCCACTTAGTGACGCGGACAAGCAATATCAATTCTTATCAGAAGAAACAGCGAAACAAATCATGGTTGGACACCGCGTTGTTTCACCTCTTATTCACGGAATTAGAGACACAACAGGTTTCGGAAGTAACAAAGATGAAATGTTGGTAGGTTTGGAGATATTCAACAATCAAGTAATTAAGCCATATCAAAGAATTATCGAGCGTGTTTTCACTCCAATTTTAGGTGAAGTAAACATTGAGATGAACTCTCCATTCGACGAAGTTGTAGTTGTTGAACCAACAACGCAAACAATCGAATTAAAAAAAAAAGTAGTTGCGGAGAAGAAGGATGCGGTTGTTAAGATAACCAAAGAACAAAGCGAAGCGTGGTTAAACCACTTACGCGAAAAGGCTGAATACATCAACGAAGAAGAATGGGAGTTGATTTCTGACGAAGAAGTAACAGCACCACACGAAGAAGAAAAGTATCGTACCGAATTTATGAGCGTTCGCGGTTATTCAAATCCCGATGAAATAAGCAAAGAACTCGATACTGGATTGTATAAAGTTCGTTATTATTATTCAAAGAATTTCACATATAAAGACGGAGAAATTGTAACGCGTGACTTTTGTCAAGAAATGGTTGCACTTTCAAAAATGGGTGCGCTATTCCGTTACGAAGATATTCAACAAATGGAGAAAGACGGAGTGAATGATGCTTTCGCACCTGCTGGAAGTAACAGTTATTCAATTTGGATTTACAAAGGCGGTGTTTATTGTCGCCACGCGTGGTTCAGAAAGGTGTTTTTCCGCAAAAGAAAGGACGGTAAATTCTTACCTAACGACGGATTGAAAAACGATACTGTTGTAACAGGAAAAGTAGCAAACGAACTATTCCCAAAAGGCGAAGAAGCGGTACGTCCTAACGATATGCCGAACAGAGCATCATTAAAATATAAATAAAACATACAATGGCACTACAACCCGAAGTTCTACTCATTGACGAAAACTATATCAAAAAATACACTTGGATTAACGGTTCAGTTGATCCGTTGCTTATGTATCCTGCTATCTATTTGTCGCAAGATAAGTACGCGCAGTTGTATTTAGGAACTGACCTTTACAATAAGATTAAAGAAGACGTTGTGAACGATGACATCGCAGGCGCATACGAGACGCTTCTTGATAATTACTTGCGTCGAATGGTTATGTGGTGGACGATGTACGAAGTGTTGCCTCATTTGTACGTTAAAACGGACAACGGAAGTTTAGTAATTAGAACAAGCGAAGACACTCAACCTATTTCACAAACCGACTTACAAAACTATCGCGATCAAGCGCGTTCGCAGGCGATGTTTTACACTCAAAGAATGGTTGATTATTTGTGTCACAACAGCTCTGACTTTCCAGAATACACGACGAACACAACAAATCAAATTTGGTCACAAACAAATGTATATCCATCCAACGCTTTTGAGATTTCAACAGGACGCGACGGACATCCTTATGAATACAGAAGGCCTGGACTTGGTTGGTTAAAATAAAAAATGAATGGCAAAAAAGGGACGGAAAAAAGACTTGACAATGCAGAAGATTTACGAAGAGAAATTTCGTAAGTATCTCGCAAAGAAAGAAAAACAAATAAAGAAACTATCGAATGAAAGTTAACGCTGAAGGATACGCGCTAATTAAGCGTTTTGAAGGTTGTCGTTTGAAGGCTTACAAATGCCCTGCAAACGTGTGGACGATTGGATATGGAAACACTTTCTACGAAGACGGAATGAAGGTGAAGGAAGGCGACGTGATAACTCAACAACGTGCTGAGGAACTTGCGAAGTTTATCATTGATCAATTCGCTGTCACCATTGCTCCATTCATCAAACAACCACTTAACGAAAACCAATTCAGCGCGTGTGTTTCACTTGCGTACAACATCGGTCAAGGTGGTTTCAAAAAGTCTTCCGTCTTCAAAAAATTAAACATCAATCCTAACGACCCAACGATTGCAGACTCATTCAGACTTTGGAACAAAGGCGGCGGAAAGGTTCTTGCAGGTTTGGTAAAAAGACGCGAAGCAGAAATTCAACTTTACTTCAAATGAACACAGAAACTGAAATTGCCTTGATACACGAACAATTGCAAGAAATGGACAAGAAGATTGACCGCATATACAACGTGTTAATCGGTGACGATGAGATGAAAATTGAAGGCCTTGTGAGTAAGGTTCAAAAGCACGACAAGTACATTCAGAACCAACGTTTGCAGGTCGCTCGTTTGGGCGGTATTGCAACGGCTGCGGGTGTTGTTGGTGGTTTAATCGTTCAATTTATTCTCAAACTTATATGAAAGAATGGTTGAAAAGTTTGTTAACATCGTGTTCAAAAGTATCAAGTAAGCGAGTAATCGCTATATTTGTTGTAATTAACTTAATCATTTTGAGTTACGTTGCGACATTTACATACTACGTTTGCCCGATTGCGATGTTTGACACGCTCGCTCTTTTGACAGGTGGAATGTTTGGTGGTACTGTAATTGAAAAGTTCACTAAATCAAAAACAAATGAAGGGAGGAATCAAGAAAACACCTCGGATAATAGCTGAGGAAATCTGTTCTAAATTTAAAGAAACACCTTCGATGACATTAGCGAAAAAGTTGTTCGCTGAATATCCAGAGGTTTACAATTCACTCGACCACGCACGAACCACCATTCGAATGATAAGAGGTAAAATTGGAGCGCGACAAAAGAAATCTTTAAAAGACAAATCATTGCTTGAAGAAAAGCCACGACCATTGAACCCATTCGCACTACCGAAGTCGTATTCCAAGAAAAGAAGACACGTTGAATTGAAGGGAAACAAGTTTCTCATTCTTTCCGATATTCACCTTCCCTACCAAGACAACGAAGCGTTGGAGTGCGCTATTTCTGAAGGATTAAAACAGGGGTGTGACGCAATCATTTTAAATGGTGACGCGTTGGATTGTCATATGATTAGCGACTTCGTTAAAGATCCACGCAAACGTAAATTCAAAGACGAACTATATTCAATCCGTCAATTCCTTGCGTCACTTAGAAACACCTTCCCGGACGCTCACATTTATTATAAGGAAGGCAACCACGAAGAACGTTACTGGCGTTATATGCGAATTAAAGCACCTGAATTATTCGACATTGACGCGTTCGACTTTCCAACGCTTACCCATTGTGATAAACACGACGTGAAATGGATTGACGGAAAGAGTAAGTTAAACATCGGCAAACTTTCAATCTTTCACGGTCACGAGTTCGGCAAACAATTCCTTCCGTCTGTCAACGTAGCGCGTGGGTTGTTTATGAAAACGAAAGTGAGCGCATTGTGCGGACACCACCACCAAACAGCGGAGCACAGTGAACGCGACGCTAATGGAAAGTTCATAACGTGTTGGGGTGTCGCTTGTTTGAGTGAACTTTCGCCCGATTACAACCCCTATTCCCGCTATAACCACGGCTTTGCCATTGTAGAAAAAGGAAACAACGGAGCGTTCAGCGTTAAGAATTACAGAATACACGAAGGAAAGATACTATGAGAAAGAATTTATTATTTGCAGTCCTGCTAGTTTTTGGAACGGCTCTTATTTGGACGGTGATTTGTTGGAATTGGT